ATGTTGCCAGTTACCGCTGCATTGACACCATTGTGGAAATAATAAATCGTGCTGCTGCCATGTAGCGTACTGTCAAGATGCAACTGGAACAGCTCGATGATGGCATTAGGTGCCAGCACGCTGAGGTCTTCATAGACCGCGCTGATTGCTGTCCATGTGACACCACCATCGACAACCGTGCCATCAATCAGCGTTGGCCATGCCGGCTGCGTGGCGCCTGAGGTGCCAGCCGTCGTGCATTTAAACACCAGGCCAAAGTCCTGCACCGTACTGGCGCGAACAATGGCGCCAACGGCATAGCTAGTAGCACTGGCCCAGGCTGTGTATGCCATTAGGGTTCGTACACTTCCCGGAACTTGGCCTGGATATTGTTAAAATTAAACGCACGCAAGGTTACTTGCCACTCTTCACAGACATACTTGCCTGCATCGCCACGCGGTGGGGTCCAATCAAAACTTTCAACTGCATTACGCGCTTCCAAAAATGCAAGGATGTTGTCGCGTTCGGTATCAGTGCGTTCTGAAAATACAAGCGTCCATTCTTTCGGATCAGTGTTCAATCCAAATGTTGCGCGCATTTCATAGCCATCACCATACTGAATCTTGGAAACACGCGGCCTGCTGGCCTCCGTTGCTTCAAAACTTGGTGTGTAGGTAAAGGTTGCCATCAGGCCAACAATCCTCCAGGACGCTTTTGCTTGACCAGTTCAGCCTGCACACTAGCAGCAATTGCTCTCCCCAGTGCTGCGCTTTGACCTTTGTCACCCTGTACGCTCGAGCCAGAAGCGTCTACGTTGACTGTCACCGACGTGCCACCACTGCCACCAGCAACGCCCAGCTTGCCATCAGCGCCACGCTTGAGCGGCATGATCGCCTCAGGGCCAGCCTCACCCATCAACCCGATGCCCTTCGCAAACGGGAACATCATCGGCCGATCGACGATGCCACCCTTGGCGTAGGGGACGATGCCGTTCTGGGCGAAAACGTTGCCGTTGGCAGAGTAACTGTATTGGTTGCCAAAACCAAGAGGTGACGCAAAAGCCCCCGAATAATTAGTTGGACCACTAGGGCCAAAAATGCCGCCAAACATACCGGGCAGGAATTTCTGTGCCAATCCAATGATCTGCATTTCGATGTACTTGGCAATCATTTTGCTTGCCATGTCAAGGAAGTAGTTGCCAATGTTTCTAAAGAAATTTCCCAGCGACTCTTGTGCAGTCATTGATCCATTGATCAAGCCGGTAAACGATTCGCTGAATGCAGTCCCAATCTGTTCGGCACCAATAATAATTTGATTGATTGGATCCTGCAGGTCCGCCAGGATCTTTTTCAGTTCTTCCATTTTGCCGCCAAGCTTGCCACCAGTCAGGCCAGGCATCAGGTCAATGTCCGTGCGGAACGTACCGGTCGCAGTGCCGCCAGTAAATGCACCAGCAAAAGCTGCTTGAAGATTTTTGCTTAACGTAGCCGACAGGCCAACTTGAGCGTAAAGCTCTTTGGTCTGATCTTGCATAAGTTTGTTGATTTCACCAAGATACGTTTGATGGTCTGCCGTAATTGCTACGGATTGCGTTTCGGCAATGCGCATTCTTTCTTGTTCGCTTACTGCGTTTTTCTGCAAAGAAAGGTATTTCTCCCTGCGTTCAACAATAACTTTGTTGTATTTAGCTTCAAGCTCCTCTTGCTTGGTTGCAGCCAAGGTGATATCAAGTCGTGCGGTTTCCAATGAGAACAGCTTGTCGGCATCAGCCAATTGTTGTTTTATTTTTTCTCTTAAACGTTGTGCTGCGTTTTCCGCTGCTTTGTTTGATTTTTCAGTGCTAGTATCACTTTTGGGTGGCTTGAAGGTTGAAAGGTCTTGCGCTGCGGTTGGAACCGCAATTGCTTTCAAGCCATACAATTGTTTAGTCATATAATCACGACGTAATTCTCCATAAATGCCACCACTTTTTGATGCTGCCCCGTAACTACTTCCATAGATAGCCTGGGTTACCCTGCCTTGCTCATCATTTGTCAATTTATTTGTAGGCACATCTCTTCTGTTTCTATCCAATACTCGCAATCTTGCAATTTTTTCAGCATCAGAAGTAAGTGCTGACTCATTAGCCGGCGTCAAGCCTTTGCTAAAATCTTTTAATTTATTAGTTAATTGAGCGGTTCTAAACATTTCGTTGGCAAAGTTTGCCAATTTTGTAATTAAATCTTGAATTCCCGCACCAACCGGCTTGAAAAATTCGCCAAAATTTTTGCCAAGTTCATCCAACGCAACTTTCATTCTTGCGCCGGCATCATCTGTAGATTTAGCCATTCTATCGGCTGAGGCACTGTATTGATTTGTAAGATATTGCGCTGTCTTCATTAAATCATTAAGGCCAACTTCACCTTTTTTTAACGCTTCTTGCAGTTGTGCGCCAGACATGCCAGTAGCTTTTGCAATAGCATTAAACGCTCCAGGTAGCCGTTCTGCAATTTGGTTGATTTCTTCAGCACTAATTTTTCCTTTTGCAAATATCTGTGTTAATGCGGTCATGACACCATTGACTTCCTCGGCGCCACCACCAGTTGCTTTAATGGCTTGCGTAAAGGCACGAAATACAAGTTCAGCATCATTAACTTTGCCGCCAGCGCCCAAAACAGATGCCGATAACTGAGTAAATCCTTTGGTTGCTTCTAAAGTTGGAACATTTAAATCTCTTGATACGCGAAAAATTGCCTCTTGTGCGCTTGCGTATTCAGCGGAAGTTTTGGTTACGCCTTGCAATGCAATTTGCAATCGACCTATTTGAGCTGCGTATTCAGCCAAAGCCCCAATTGACTGCCGTAACATGCCAACTTGGGCACCAATTGCACCACCGGCCAGCGCACCACCAGGGCCAGCAATTGCGCCAATGCCTGCACCAATTAAGCCTTCAGGACCACCAAAAACACCTGAGGCAGCAATAGCCCCAGCCGTTTGGCCAAAACGCCTAAGGCCGCCGCCAGTGCTGCCACCAGAACTGTTTGCCTTGGCCAGCGCACGTTCAGCCTGATTTATTTGTATTGTCAGATCTTTGTATTCTTTACCTGCCAACGCAACATTGCTGCGCACATCACGCAGCACAGAAATTTGTGTTTGAAGACTACGTTCGGTTTGAATTGACGCGGAACCGAGTTGCGTGACGGCAGTGCGCAATGCAGTAAGATCTGCCGAAGCTGGTTGCACGCTTCCTTGCAGCCGTCGAACCGCGCCTTTAAGGGCTTCAACGCTTTCTAGGCCGCTGACGATGGCTTCAATTTTGACTCTGGTTGTAGCTTCAGCCATGTCAGCTCCGGTCGTTTAAGATTCCCAATGCCGTAGCCTCCATGATTTGGATGCCCTCGAGCATGGTTGGCACGTCCTTAACCGAGTATAGACCGCACAGCCATTGGAGCGGCTCATAACGCAAGCCGACATAGCCACCCATGGTGACGTTCCACTGGGTTTGGAGGCGCATGAACATCATGACAATGTCCCAGTTGTCGTCCCATACCTCGAAATTGTCCGACCGCTCTGTTTTCAGAGCAGCCGGATCAAGTCCAAGGACAGCCGCATCATCACCGGATTCGTCGCGTTCACCGCCACCAGCCCAATGCAGTGCGGCCTCCTTCAGTTTTTTACCTGTGCTCCGTCCAGCGATTCAAGGTAAGCCTTGATCACACCACGGCAGAAATAGGGATCGTCAAGGAAGCTGAGACGGTTTGCAGCCGTGAATGGAACTGCAGTGCCATCTTCATCGACGATCTCATCCCATCCCTCGAGCACCGCTTCAAGCAGCTCGACGTCACCTTTGTCCGCCAATTTGGTGAACTCAGATCGACCAAGCCGCTTGAAGGTCACATTGAAAAGTTGCTTTTCAAATTTGCCGCCGTCAGAGGGAACTTCGACGGTTACAGGCCAGCCGTAGCTGGCAACTTTTTTGCGAATGAATGCCATGAGGGGTGGTATCAGGTGAAGGCCAAGGAGAACTCGTTGTTACCAGCAGTGGTCGGGAGGGCCACATACGGGACGGACAACATCATAATTGAATCCTGATCCTGATAGGTAGGATTCAATACATCAACTTGTGATGCGGTGAAGGTGACCCGGTTGCCGGCAGTAGTGCCATGCAGGAAGGTCAGGTTACCAGTTGACGATCCAAGGGCTGTGGTGAAAAAGTCCTTGGTCGCAATGGTCGGCGCTTCGATCATCACCGTACCAGCAGGCTTGCGATCGGTGATCAAGGTTTCCTTGGTGCCACCAACCAGCTCGCGGTAAACCAAGTCATTGGCAAGGTTGAAATCAACCGATTGCAAGACACCGCTGTAGGAGAAGAAGGAGAAGCTGCTGGTGTTACCTTCGCGGAAGATCAACGGTGTGGCCTGCGCCGAATAGGTCACAGCAGGTTGGGCTGTGTCGGTCGGAGCGTTGTAGACGCCAGTGAGGTTGAATGCCAGCGTTGGGATGGCACCAACGGCACAGCTCATGGTCAGTGAGCCACGGCAACCGGTCAGCTTATGCAGCACGCCATCCACGTTGAAATAGATTGTGGCGGAGCTGAAGCTGGCCGACACTGGCGCGTAGGTGACCGACGTTGAGCTGACAATGGTCGCAGCCAAACCGCATGCCTTCAGAATGGCATCAAACTTAGGGGCAGTACCAGCGGTGCCTGAACCGGCTAGTTCAACCTCGAAGGTGATGCCAACGCTGGTCAGACCGATCAATTGATCAAAATTACCCAGATAAGGACGGATCAGGTCACGGCTGACAACATCACCCGAAAGAGGGGTGATATCAAGGTTGCGCACCAACAGGGCGTCAGTACCAGCCGGTGTGGAGTCGGTGCCGTAGGTGGATTCAGTCTTGACCAGGATCAGACGCTTGCGGCTCAGAAGTGCCATTGCTCAATTCCTCAGGGGTGTTGTCGGAGGGTTGGGCCGGCTCTGTCCGCTCAATGAGCTTTCGCTTGCCGGTTTTGGGGTCGAGTAGATAGGTTCCACCCTGGCCCCAGTATTCATCCACCATGTTAGCCATAAGTCAGGACGCCAAATTGGTGGAGGACGTTCGGTAAATCACTAGGTAGTCACACATGATGACGCCAGCGGGTTGATCGGCCTCCACAAGGTTAAAGGTAACACTGACCGGTTGAATGTCCATAGCATAACCTCCCAATGTCAGATCACTTGAAAGCCTGGAGTGAAGGCTTTCGATGATCGGATCTGCCACTTGGTCGGGGATGTCGCCACGCACGATCACGGTCACGCGCACGGTCATGCGCCACGTCAAAGTAGGCAGACTGGTTTCAATCCGAGCTGTATCAGCAATTGGCTCAA